TATTTTAAATTCATTTACTATAGATGAAGGTTTCTTCCCCAGTGGGAGTTGGAATATAGTATCTTTATTTTGGAATAACGTAACTTCCTCTTGGGAAGCACCAATTGGTTAAAAAGTCCGTGGTTAACCAATTTTTTTTTTGTATATTAACCCCATAAATCAAGAGTAATAATTAATATTATTAATCATTTAATTAAAATAAAGGTTATGTTAGAAAATTTGGAAAATATGAGCCAACAAGACGCTCAAGAAAAATTAAAAAAATTAAATCGTGAAATTCGCAAACACGAGATTACTTTTCTATTGTTTATAGTTTTAGGGATGATGGATATTATTTTAACAATAATGGGGTTTATTCCATTTAGTGTTATATCCGTATTAACTGTTTTGGGATGTGGGTTAGCATGTTATGGAATATATAAATATTCCGAGCCGTTTGAATTAGAAAAATATTTTATTGAATTAATTTATGGAGAAAATGGAAAATGAAAGTTATCAACCCTCTAAAAAGATTGTAACATCTGATGGTACTCAAATGTATATGTTTGATGGTAAATTACATAATTGGGAGGGTCCCGCTTTAATACCTCAAGGTAATAAGCGTTTACGTGAGTATTATATTAATGGAATTAGATATACGGAGGAAAAGTGGAAAGAGGCATTAAAAACAAGAGAAGGTTTACCTTGGTATAAAGGTTCTGGTGCTAAAGCTAGATTTTAAAATGGAAAGAATTACACATGAAGAAGCTAAAAAATTTATTCCTTGTTCTGAAGATTATTCAAATAATCCACCAACATATTTTTTGGTTCAAGAAGGGCAAGATGGATGGGACGAAATAACGTATTACACGGGTAAAAAACGAGGTCTATTTATAGGCAGGGAAGGTGATGAATGGGTTTATATATTGTCTAATCCCGTTATTCCGGATATGATTAAAATAGGTTATACTAGAAAAGATCCATTTGATAGAGCAATTCAAGTTTCAAGAGGAACAGGTGTACCAATAGGATATGAAGTTGAATGGGCTTATAAATGTTTTAAAGGTGAACGTATAGAGCAAGAAGTCCATAAATTTTTTAAAAAACAAAGAGTAAATCCTCAAAGAGAATTTTTTAGAATATCTTTAGATGAAGCTAAACAAGTTATAGAACAAATAGGAGAGAAATATGTCTAATAAAAATTTAAATATTTATAATCAAATTGTAGACATGGAACTGCAAGATTTAGAAAATAAAATGATCTTACTTCAAAATCAACTTATTGGTGATTATGATATTTTAGATGAAATGTGGAAATATCATCCTGCAAATCCTGATTTTATTAATCCTATTAAGGTTTATGATGAATTTAAAAAGTCTATTAAGGTTATTGAAAATAAACTTGAAGATTTAGAATTAAAGATAAATCATTTAAAATCAACTAATTAATACGTAAATTCAATTAAAAAATTATACATACATATAAGGGTATGAATTTGGGAGGTATATTTGCATTATTCGGATTTTCTGATAGTAACGAGGAAGATAAAAAAATTAGAAAGGAATTAGAGGCTTTTAAGGAAACACCCCATTTTAAAATTGGGATGTTTATTAAAATGATATCTCAAGGTTTAACCTTTAAAAAACAAGTTTTAAATTTTTTTTCAACCTCTAAATCTGATATTGGTATGAAAGATATTGATGAAGCTGGAGATTTCATGATGTATAATAGGGCTTGGTATTGGATTTCTGAGTGTAGTACTAGGAAAAAAGAATGGAAATTAGCTTTACAAAATAATTCCTCAGATGAATTCATTAGATGTCTTGAAATTGTATTACGATATTTTGAAAGAATGGAGGATTTTGAGAAATGTGCTTTTCTTAAAAAAATACAAGATTTTGTAAAAAAATCACTACTTGATAAAGAAAACGTGCCTACCTAAAAGAAGGTTATTACCTTTAATTATATTTTAATTTAAAAATGTTTAGAATATAAATGTTATAATAAAATAAGTAAATAAATAAAAATGAAATATAAAGAATTAGTATTGAGACGCTTGGAGTCTATTGAAGGAAAATTAAAACGAATGAGAAATGCTTTGAATGAAAGAAACGTAGAAGTATCTCGTGAAATATTGAATGAAATTCTTGAATTAAGAGATGATACTCAATCAATTGTAGAAAGAGAAGTTAATAGTTAATTAAAATAAATAAAAGTTATGAATCTTACCGCCGAACAAATCCAATCAAATTGGAATGAATTATTATCTTATATTGAGGAATACATCTCAGAACCTCGTAAAGATAAATTACTAGAATTTTACAATCAATATTCTGATCGTTTAATGTTAATGCCTGCCGCGCATAAAAAAGAATATCATAATGCATTCCCAGGAGGATATGTAGAACATGTTTTACGCGTTATTCGATGTGCTATTAAGCAATCTACATTATGGGAAGATGAAGGGTGTGATATGTCTACCTTTACTATTGAAGAATTAGTATTCTCAGCATTAAACCATGATTTAGGGAAGATGGGTGATGAAGAACAAGATTCTTATATCCCCCAGACAGATAATTGGAGGAAGGAAAAATTAGGAGAGGATTACATGTTTAATACTAAAGTTCCATTTGCTTCAGTTCCAGATAGAGGTTTATTTTTACTTCAATCTCATGGTATTCAGTATACATTTAATGAAATGGTTGCTATCCAAACACATGATGGTTTATATGATGAGGCAAATAAAAAATATCTTTCATCATTTATGCCAGAACAAAAACCTAGAACATCTCTTCCTTTTATATTACATCAGGCTGATCTAATGGCAGCACGTATTGAATTTGAACGTGAATGGTTACCTAAATTAAAAGAAGGTAAAAAGTCCGTGGATGCCGGAAAGAAAAGTTTTACATTGGGGAATAAACCAAACATGTCTAAAAAAACTTCAACAAAAGAAAAGGCATTAAGTTCATTTAAGAGTGATAGTTTAAAAAATTTATTAGATAACATATGATAGGATTAATAGTTGCCGTTTGTACCTTATCAATGATAGTTGTGATTCTAGGATTCACGACTTTCAACTTGATGAAAAAACAAGAAAAATCAGAAGATATTCTTTCTGGTTACTTAGATTACTTAGATAGATTATCCCGCGTAATTGAAATCTCAGAGAAAAAAATTAAAGAAGTAGATCGTGCAGGTATATTTGAAAAGGACGATGATGTTGGAATTATATTTAAATCAATAACAGAAATCCAAAATATACTAAATGAATTTAATCTTAGAAAATTCAACTAAAATGGCTAGGAAAGCTAAAAGTAAGAATTATTTTACCCAAGAAACTGAAGATGCAATAGTATTATATAATAATACACCCAACCCAGATTTACGAAGTAAAATATATGAAGAAAAAATACATTATGCTTTCTTTAAATTAACTCAAAATATAATACATACGTTTAAATTTTATCATACTGAGGTAGATAATTTAGAACATCTTCAACATGAAATTATAGTATTTTTACTTTCAAAAATCCATTTATTTAATCCTAGTAAAGGATCTAAAGCATATTCTTATTTTGGTACCATTGTTAAACGATGGTGTATTTTATACAATGATAAAAATTATAAAAGCAAAGTTACCAAAGTATCAGTGGATGAATTAACAGAAGATGATTCTCATTCATATACATTAAATTCAACCGACACAAAACTATCTGACCCAAATGAACGTCTTTCAGATTTTATAGACAAATATGTTGAATATGTAAGTTTTAACATATATGATATTTTTCCAAAAGAATATGATGCTAAAATAGCAGATGCTATTCTTGAATTATTTAGAAAAAGAGATCAAATTGATATTTTCAATAAAAAAGCACTTTACATTTATATCCATGAAATGATTCCAGATGCTAAAACTCCTAAAATTACAAAAATAGCAAATATTCTAAATAATATTTTTAAAAAGAATTATTTATTTTATTTAGATCAAGGGTATATTAATTTTCAAAGCTTATAATCTTTTATATTTATACCCAAAAATAATCATATGAATAATCTAGATTCAAACATTTTTGGTAAAAAAAAGTTTTCTGATCTTCTTAAAGAAATTTATGATAATCAAAAGAAAAAAGAAGTTCAAATATCTGCTTTAATAGGTGAATTAAAACCTTTAATTAATGATATTGGTGATGCTACTTTAATAGTTCCTTTAATAAAGGAATACATGGAATTAGGTATTAAAAATGATGAACAATTAGTTAAAATGGCTACAATTGTTCAACGTGCTTTAGCTTCTGGTAAATCTGAAGATGATAGTTTTGGTATGACTGAAGAAGAAAAAAAGCAACTATTAAATGAAGTACAAAAATTCAAACCTAAAGAATAATGGGAAGAATGAAGACGGGAATAATTTCCCATACTAACAGTACTAATAATAGTAGTGGAGGAAATTTTTCTGATATAAAATCTCATATAGGGGATTTAAAAGGAAAGATAGTTGCTGCTCGTGTAATTGATATAGTTTTAGATGAAAAACATGAAAAATTTAGTAATGTTGGAGAGTGGAGTGGTATAGGAGCCATATATTATGAATTTGTAAATCAATCAGGGACAGGGACTAAAAACTATGCATTACCATATGATTCTCATTTAAAAACATATCCTTTAGTAAATGAAATAGTTTTACTTATAAGTTTACCTAATAAAAACATGGGTAAACAAACTAGTAGTGAGTCATATTTTTATTTAAAACCTTTAGGAATTTGGAATCATCCACATCACGATGCTTACCCTAATATATTTGATGAGGTTGCAAAGAAAAGAATAAAAAACAATAACCCAACAATTCCTACACCCCCAGTAAATGATGGAATAGATAATACTATTGAATTAAATAGTCCAACTAATATAAGTCAAAACACTTTTGTTGAAAAAGAAAATATAAAACCATTAATACCTTTTATGGGTGATTCATTAATGGAAGGAAGATATGGTCAAAGTATTCGTTTTGGTAGTACTGCAAAATCATTAAGTCAATATAAAAATAATTGGTCTGAAACAGGTAATAATGGTGACCCCATTTTAATAATTAGAAACGGCCAACCTGAAAAATTAAAGGATGATAGAGGATGGATTCCTATTACTGAGGATTTAAATAAAGATTTATCTTCAATTTATTTAACATCTTATCAAAAAATACCATTTAATATATCAAATGAAGATTTTTCTTCTTATGACCAAAACAATACCCCAGAAAAACCAGCTTTATTCTCTTCCCCACAGATAATACTTAATTCAAATAGAGTTATTTTAAATGCTAAAACAGATAGCATTTTAATAAGTGGACAAAAATCAGTAGGATTATCTTCAAATAAAAGTATAAATTTAGAAGCAAGTCAAATTTATATTGATGGGTCCGATATTAGATTAGGATCTAAAGATGCGGAAGAACCTGTATTATTAGGAAATAAAACTATTACTACTTTAAGACAAATAACATCTCTTTTGAAAAGTATTACTATGGTTTTACAACTTGATCAATTATTCCCTGCAGGAATCCCTATCCCAAACGGTCCTGCAAATACAATAGCATTAACGGCCAATCAGATATTATCTAACATTGAAACTAGTTTAGATAGTTTAGCATCTAAAAAAGTAAAAACTAAATAGCATGACAGATCCAACAGCTGATTTACAATATGTTAATAATATTTGGATTATATTTCAAAATAAATTTTATGAAATTATACAACAAGAACTTTTAACAAAAGATGTTACTCTTATAATACCAAATTTTACTAATGAAGATGAACCTCTTCAAATTTTAGTTGGTGGAAAACCATTTTTACCTCTAGAAAAGAAAGAAGGACGTATGTCTTTTGGATTTATAAATCACATGAGAGATCTTAGTAATACTGCAGGAATTGGAGAATGGAGAGAAAAATCTAAAAAATTTATAACAAATAATTTATATGTTCTTAAATCAGGGACATCATATGTAGGAGATAATTTAAGTATCTACAAAACAAAAACCATATCAGAAAGAAAAAAAATAGAAGCAAGTTTTCATTTAGCTTTTACAGAAGCAACTAATGCTATTTATGAATTTCAAAATAAAAATAATAAAGTTTCTCCAAAAGTAGTTGTTAATGTAACAGTAATAGCTTCAAATACAGGTAAACCAATTCAAGCAAAAATAAATTAATATGGCTAATCCAACTTTAATAGATCCATATAAATCTTCAAATTATATATATCCATTTAATTCTGCTAGACCAGTAGATGAAAGAAAAAAAAATATAAAAGGAGGGTATATATATGATTTACTTGTTTCTGAATTAGGAGATAAATTTTCATTTCCAAATGGTTATTATGAATTAAGATTAAATGAAGAAAATTATTCTTTTGTATATGATTCCCAAAATAAATGGACAGGATATACCATATCTTTTGAGATAACAGATAAAAATAATACTAAAATAATTCCAAAAAAACCAACAATTTTAATTTTTTTAAATGGAGCATATGCCTTTAAATTACCTAAAAGCCAAAAAGGTAAATTTGGATATATTTTTACTTTAATAGATAATAATTATCCGAAATATTCTACGGAATCATCCCCAAATATTGTATATAAAGTTAATAATAACCTTAGAAACTAATAAATTAAATTAATTAAAATAAATTAATATGGGAACAGAAAACATATTTATTCCACCATCTTCATCTCCCAATAAAAAGGATAATAAATCTACTATAATTATCTCAGCTCCTGGATATGAAAGTAAAGAAATACCCGTAGTTAAAGGAGATGGTACCCATAAAGAAAATTTAATAGTCCAATTAGAAACACTTCAAGATTCTTTACAACAAGCAAAAATAAATTCATCATTACTTACATCTGATGAATTAAAAAATCTCCTTAAAGGATCAAAACCAGATACATTTTTTATTCAAAAAAAAATAACAGACTCAATAATTAATGTTAAAAGTCGCTTAATTCCTATGATATTGACTTTACTTTCTTCTTTTGGAATTACTCAAACTAATGAACTAATGTCAAAAGGAAAAGATATAATAGAAGATATAAAAAATCAAACTAAATGTCCTACCTCAGATGAATTATCTAAATTAATTAATCGTAAAAATAAATTAGTAAAACAAATAAATAATCTTCTTAAAGTAATTAGATCTGTTGAAAATGCTATTAAACCACTAGAAATATTTATTGATACCCTTAAAAAACTCCTTCCGACTTTAGACATAGCATCTATGACCCTCCCTACTTCAGTCCCACCAGGCATTGGGATCCCAGCAGGAGTAATTATTAAATTTGGAGATTTAATTAAATCATCTAAAGATTTAATAAAGGTGAATGAAGGAAAAATAAATAATTTAAACTCACCATTATCTTTACTTAAATCCTCATTAGCTACAGCACTTCAGTATTTAAACTTACTAGATAACCTTATTCAACAATGTTCCCCAGATAATGACCAATCTCAAGAACAAATTTCTTCTGAATTGATAGCTTTAACAACACAACAAACACAACAAGAATCTCCTGTAGTTATTAATGTAAATGGATTTGAAATGGGTATTGAAACTGAACCTACTACTAATTCTTTAAAGCGTAGAAGAGCTATAGCTAGAAATAAACAAGGCATAGTCATGTTAAAAGGAGAATATTCATTTTCTTCTATTGACCAAATATTAATAGATGAATTAGTATTTTACATTCAACAAAATGATTTAAAAGCAGAATAACCTTATATTTATAAACATATGAAAACCGACGGATTAAAAAAATTAATTAAAGATGCTGTAAGAGAAGCTATTCAAGAAGAATTAAAAGATATTCTTTTAGAAGCTGTTCGTTCATCAAAAACCATTATAAAGGAATCCAACCAACCACCAGAAACTTTTAAACCATCTTTTACACAACCAACAATGGATTTAAGACAAAAATATAAAGACATATTAGGAGAAACAGCTTTAAGCTTTACTTCAAATGATGTTCAACAACCATTTAAACCCCAATCAACAGACCCTGTAAATGGTAATTTAGGTGCAGGTGAATTAGGAATGGACCAAATTATGAGTTTACTTAATACTAAATAATGCCCTTTAACCCCCAACAAATAAACCCAGTTGATTTAAATCCTAATGTTGCCGTTGGGGTAAATTTACCATTAAATGGTCCTGCCGTTTTTATATCTAATTTTACTACTAAAGATGCTATAAAAAATAATTTAATTAATTTTTTTTTAACTAACCCTGGAGAAAGATATTTAAATACTGGTTTTGGAGGAGGGTTACGAGCTTTTATATTTGAACAGATAGCTGAAGATAATTTATTGGTACTAGAAAAAAATTTAGAATCTAAAATTAAA